AGATAATCGCCGCCGGCGCCGATGCTGATCTGTTGCCGGCGAAAGCGATCTGGTGGCAGGGCAATGAGTACGGCGCCTGGCCGATGCAGATCGACGGTATCGAGGCTAACGGCGATGGCACGGCGGTGCGACCAGCGTTATCGGTCGGCAACGTCAATGGGCGCATCACTGCATTGTGTCTCGCCTTCGACGACCTGCTCGAGTTCAAGCTAACGATGCGTCACACGTTGGGCACCTACCTAGACGCGCAGAACTTCCCGGCCGGCAATCAGATGGCAGACCCAACCCAAGAGACGATCGACGTCTGGTACATCGACCAGAAGACGAACGAAGACGGTGAAAACGTCAGCTGGGAATTGGCCAGCCCGGGCGACGTTGGCGGTGAGTCCATTGGCAGACAGGCCACGACGTTATGTCATTGGTGTCTCACCGGCGGCTATCGCGGGCCGAACTGCGGCTACACCGGGCCATATGTCACCAAGGACGGCGTCGTCACAGATAACCCTGAGCTGGATGAATGTGACGCCACCTTGGGTCGGGGTTGCATCCCACGCTTCGGCGAGGGCAACCCATTGCCATTCGGCGGCTTCCCGGCCGTTTCCTTAATTGCCAGGAGCTGACCATGCGTAAGCACATTTTGAATGCCATTCAGGCACACGCGGCGGCTGAGTACCCCAAAGAATGCTGCGGGCTACTGCTCGCCGTTGGACGCAAACAGCAGTATTACCCGTGCCGCAACGTCTCGACTGAGCCGAACGAGGAATTCCGCATCGATCCGGAGCAGTACGCTGCGGCCGAGGATATTGGTGAAGTGATCGGAGTTGTTCATTCACACCCGGACGCAACCAGTCGACCTTCTCCGCGCGACCTGGCCATGTGCGAGGCTACGGCTTTGCCCTGGCACATTCTCAGCTGGCCCGAGGGCGATCTGCGCACGGTTATGCCAACCGGCGAAGTAGCGCTGCTGAAGCGGCCCTTCGTGCACGGCGCTTGGGACTGCTGGCAGGTCTGCGCAGACTGGTACGAGCGCGAGTGGGGGCTGGAGTTCGAGGCCTTCAAGCGCGCTGATGGCTGGTGGGAGAGCAAAGAAAACACCAGCCTGTACGAAGCGAACTACGAGATCGCCGGTTTCTATCGGGTTGACCAGCCGCAGCGCGGCGACTTGGTCGTAATGGAAGTTGGCCGGACCGTTTTTCCAAACCACGCGGGGATCTTCCTTGGCGTCGATCCGGCACTTCCCGGCGAGGATGCGGCGACATTTGGCCCCGGTCCTTTCCTGCTACACCATCTATACGGAAGACCAAGTGAAGTCATTGTCTTCGGTGGGCCTTGGCTCGACCGGATGCGCCTAATCCTTAGGCATCAGGATGCACATCTATTTAGCTGATGCGGTGTGCCCACGGATGAGAAATGTATTTGTTTTAGCTGGCTAAATTTAGTAAAGGCTGTGAGTGAATATATGCGGAATTTTGTTTGTAAAGTGTGGTTGTCTTTAAGTTAAGTTTCGTATTAATTTCGTTTTGTTATATGTATAATTTATAATTAATATAGCAAGTGGTTCGTTTTTTGTCATGCTTCTAAGGTGTTTAATCGCGTTGGAGGATACGGAAATGGCTGATGAATGGTCTCTTTCTATTAAAGTGTTAGATGATAGACAAGGAGGGATTAATCCAGTTGCGGTAGTTGATTGGAGAATTCAGCGTCGGCTATTACTATCACTATCCGATACTGAAGGGCTTAGGGTTTCATTAAAAAATTTGGGGTTGCCTGATTTATATGACTTGTTAAAAAAGCTTGAGGGGGTGCCGAAGGAGCTTCTGAAGTTTATTAATATTCCGTGGGCTTCATGCCCTAGTGGGACGTTTGATACTGATAGCCTGATTGATATATTGACTCAGCTGAGGAAAGGTATTTGGTATAGGTTGGAAGGTGCTCCAGCGGAGCTAAAGGGTATAATATCAAATGCCGGGTTTGATGTTGTTTTTGATGTTCGGGAGGAGAATTTAAGATCTCTGTATGAAAGAGCAGTCCAGTGTAATATTGATCTAGATAAAGCTTTGGTTGACGCTCAGGATGAAGCCGAAAGATCTTCATTAGAGGCGCAGAAGAAAATGAACGAATGTCTTACCGCAAGTCTTAACGCAGCTGGCGGAGAAGGGGAGTTTGGGCCTTTATTATATGCAGCTCATACGTGTCACGAAGCTGAAAAAGCTCGTAAAGCAGCAGAGGAAGCCCAAAGAAATGCAGATCAAGCCCAAGATGATATTGATACAGCGAAAGGGACGGTTGGGAGAGGCGACGATGGCGGTGCAGGCGGTAGCGGGAACTTGGGCAAGCTAGGCGGTGCTTATTCACGTTTTGGCGGGTAGGTCAATTTAAAAATAGATCTATAAAAGTGTCTTTCGATTTTAAATAATCCAATTTTAACTTGTTAGGGTATTTGCTCATCGCTCAATATAAATTTAGTTGATTTAATTAATGCTTTCGAATGAGAGTATTATTTGGCGTCCAAAGGTCACGCGAAATAATATATGCATCAATTGAATTTGATGGCGGATTTTTAGACTACTGCTAGGTTTCTTTGGTGGCTATATGCCACTAATATAACAAGGAGCGTAGGCAATGAAGATTTTATGTTTTTGTTTTTGTGTGATTCCGCTATCAGGATGCTTGCAGCAGGTTGCAAAGCCCAGCGACATAACCCTTGTTCAAGCAATGAAGGAGGTCGGAGAGGGGTTGGCCGCTATGCGCCAGGCCCAAGGAGATATAAGAACGGGGCTAATTGCTGAGTCTGCCCAAGTCACCTTCAAAATTTCGGCGGATGCTACAAATGGAGGAAAGCTGAAGGTGGATTTAGCTGCACCTGCGGTGAACGATGGAGTTGGAATCGGTGGGGAGCTTTCTGCTGATAGGAGTTCCGGACGATCAAATACGGTGACAGTAAACTTCAAAAACTTGCTGACACTTCCGAAAGATTCAGTCGGGTACGCTGTTGTCGGTGCTCAAATTGGTCTACAACCGGAGGCAGCTGGGGCAGAACCGGCCAAGCCGAAAACCCCGAAAGCTAGCGGAACGAAAGAACCAGCCTCACCCTCAGCGAATCCCGTGCATACAACCAAACCAACATCTCCGGTAATAATATTGCCAGGTGACATTACAAAGTGGATACAGTCAACCAAGCCTGAACCTATTTTGAAATAGGTCAATTGATCGCGAAGAGGCTCAGCATAATGCTGGGCTTTTTCGTTTCGGCCTACCCAGTGCTACATTGCCCGAATTTCCACAGGAGTGGCCTGCATGAAATTGCTCGTAGGAGCGTTGGCTGTTGTGTTGCTGGCTGGGTGTGTATCACCTGGCGACTTGCAAAAGAACGAGCCAAGCCTAAAGGCATCGACCGCGAAAGACCCGAAGCGTTATGCGCTCTGCGTCTTCCCGAAGTGGCAGGATGCACGCAGTGACGCTTCGATGTCAGAAACCGAGAACGGCTACCGCCTTGTTGTTGCCAGCAACAATATGACCGACGAACTGCTCGACATCCGTAAATCGTCGAAGGGGAGCATGGTAACGCTGTATCAGCGAATGGCATGGTCGCCCGGATATGGGCGTGGTGATATGAAGCAGGCGTTAAACGAATGCCTTTGACCGTGATCAAGTGAGCCGCCTTAGGGCGGTTTTTTTATGCCTGGAGAAAACTGTGACAGCACTCGCACACGCCAATCAATCGATGACAACCATTTTGCTGTCTGGCCCGCTGATCAAATTATTCGGGCGAGAGCACTACAGAGATCTGGGCAGCAAGTCAGTCGGCGAAGCATTTAAGGCCTTGAAATGCACGCTCGAAGGTTTCGAGACTGCAATCAAGGATCTAGAACGACGCGGCATGCGTTTTGCTATTTTCCGTAACCGGAAGAACGTGCCCGAAAAGGACTTTGCACTTGGTGGCGCACAGGAGATTCGTATCGTACCTGTGATTTCTGGCAGCAAGCGGGCTGGGATTCTTCAAACCGTCATTGGGGCCCTTTTAATCGCCGCGTCTTTCATCCCAGGCTTTCAAGTATTGTTACCAGTTGGTATTGCTATGGTCACCGGCGGGGTTGTTCAGCTGCTCAGCCCGCAGGCATCAGGCCTGAAGCAAAGCGCATCCCCCGAGAACTCACCGTCCTACGCCTTCGGCAGCGCCAAGAACACCACGGCCAGCGGTAACCCGGTGCCCATCTGCATCGGTGATCGCCGGTGGGGCGGGATGATCATTTCCGCATCGATCTACGCCGAAGACAAAGTGTAAGCAGGACACAGCAAGCAGGCCGCCCATGAGGCGGTTTTTTTATGCCTGGAGGAAAGCATGGGCGCAGCACCGAAGCACGACATCCATGGCGAGAAGGGCGGCAGCAGCAAGCCCAAGTCTCCGACCGAAGCCAGCGACAGCCTGCGCTCGACCAACCTGGCCAAGCTCCTGATCGCCGTGGGCGAGGGTGAGTTTGACGAAGTCCCAACCGACTACAGCATCTTCCTCGACAACACGCCGATCCGAGACGCGAGCGGCAATTACAACTTCCCAAACGTGAAATGGGATTGGCGCCCTGGCTCTGTGGATCAGACCTATATCCCAGGCATTCCGTCCGTTGAGAACGAGACCTCGCTGAACGTCGAGTTGCGCAGTGATGCTCCGTGGGTTCGTTCGATCAGCAACACCCAGCTCTCAGCCGCGCGCATTCGTCTGGCCTGGCCTGCGCTGCAGCGCCAGGACGATGAAGGC